GCCCGCGACATGGCGCGGGCGCCGCTCTCTGTATGAAGCTGCTCGAATGAGGGTCCGCATCGCCGCGCGGACCCTGCGGCTTGAACGGTCTCAATCAGCCACGAGCCATTCCATCCGCACGCGCAACACGGCGGCAAGTGTTTTGAAAAGCCTGGCGTCGCCTTGGCGGCGTCCCGACTCGAGATCCGCTACCTCCTCTTCCGAAATGCCTGCGGCTTGCGCCAGCGCGCTTTGCGTGAGGCCGCGCTTCGCGCGCCAAAAGGCGAAAGGCGTTGGGGCATCGGCGAAGTCGAGTGCCTCAGCCACGGTAAAGACCTCATCGGCCCCGTTTTCGATCGCAGCGACGGCGCGCGCGTGCGCCGTCGCATCGGCCAAGTCACGCAAGGCCTCATAGTCAGCAAGCGTCAGTACGACGAGCGTCTCCCCGGCCGCGGTCTCAATGATTTGTGGCTTCATGGGTCGTCCCTCACGTTCAACGTCGCCGCGCGCCGGCGCCCGATTGGCGCCGATGCCCTGAGCCGCGCCCCCTCCGGTAACCCGCATACATTTGCCGTCTCTGACTAACAAGGAGAGCCCGTGTCCACAACGATCGAACTTTCAAAGCCTCTTCCGACGACGAAGGGAGGTCAGGTCAGTGCGCTGACTTTTCGAGAGCCACTTTACGAGGATTACCTCTTACTCGGCGACCCGCGACTTCCGGTCATCGTCAACGACTCGGTCGTTCTGCAAAAGCTGCCGGAGGTTATCGGGAAGTACGCTGAGCGTCTTGTCGAAGGCAATGTGGTTTCGACGATGATCGCTCGGTTGCCGCTCTTGGATGGGTTGAAAGTCGAGCGCGCTATCCTGGGCTTCTTCGCAGCGGCGGATGGCGCACGCGTTTCCGACAATCCCGCGGTTGTGCCAGGCGCGGATGCGTGAGATTGCTTTTGCACTCTCGGTCCCCCCGCCGAGGACACCTACTTCCGACCGTCGGCTTCTATTGCGTGAACCCACGTTCGCGGATTTGCTCGAACTCGGCGACCCGCGAAGGCCGCATCGGAGCGGCGGCGTGACGCTCCTTGCCAAGCGGGTAGATGTCATTGGCCGCTATCTTCAGCGACTTTCGACACCTAGGCTAAGCACTGATTTTCTGCGCCGTCTTCCTATCGAGGAGGCCCTTCGACTCGAGGCGGCAGTGCTTTCATTTTTCCAGGAGGCCGGCTCGCCCGAGGATATTTTGCGCGTCGGTCGCGAGCTTGCCTTCAATGCCGACAAGGAGCTCGCCAGTATCGGGGGCCTGACATTACCCGTCCTTTTCGCATGGCATCGTCAGGCCCTGATTGCGATGGCAGAACGGAAGAAAACTGCGCATGGCTGAACGCGTCATTACGACCAAAGCCGTTCTGACGGCTGATGACGAAACCGGCTCAACCTTCGCGCAAGTCCTGCTGCGCTTGAAGAAAATCGAGGAGACCGCCAACCAGGCGTCCGGTCGGGTCGAAGGAATTGGTCGCGCGGTTAGCGCGGCCGCACAAGTGCAGGGGAAGAACGTAGATGCCATGCAGCGCGCGCTGGACCAGAAGGAGCGCGCCTATGACGCGCGCCGGGAGGCCGCGGCGATCCGTGTCGCCGAACGCGAAGAAGCGTCCGTGCGACGGCAGGAAGCGGCGATCCGGCGCCTTGAGCATGCGGAGATCAAATCGGCCGAGCGCATCGCCGAGGCAAAGCGAAAGGCAGGCTTCGGCCACTATGCACTCGGAACTGCGGCGGCCTATGTGGGCGCTCATTCCGTGGTGCATGGCATATCGGACGCGGCTCGATCCGGCGGCGAGTACGCGCACGCAATGGTCGGTCTGAAGAATGCTGGCCGCACGCCGCAGGAAATCGAGGCTATCAAGGCAGCGGCAAAAAGGACCGTCGCGGAGGTACCGACGTCGACCTATACGGGGAATCTTGAAACGGTGCTCGAGACCACAGGCGCCTTCGGCAAGCTGGATCATGCCCTCGAAAACCTGACCTTCATGCAAAAGGCTGTCAGCGTTCTGCAATCGGCCTCTGCTCCTGGAACTACAGTCAAGGCCGAAGACGTCGCTTACAACGTCGCTAAGTTCGCGGAAATTCGCGGTTCCGCTGGTGACGTTAAGAGGATGCAAAAAGAATATTCCGAGATGATGGCCGGCATGGTCTTCACCGGGGGTCGCTTCAATCCGCATGAGGCATTTCTATTCGCGCAGCAGACGAGTTCCTTGCTTCAAAATTACGATCCTTACTTCCTCTCACACTATTTGCCCGGGCTCGCAACCGAGATGGGCGGCGAGCGTGCGGGCACCCGTGCGAACGCTTGGGCCAATGTCATTCAAGGTAAGGCGCGGGACAAAAGACAAGCGAGTGAGTGGATATCGCTAGGCCTTATCCACGAAGATAAAGTCATCGAAGGATCGAGTGGGCCGATTTCATGGGAGTCGGGCGCTGTTAAAGACACCGACCTCGCGCTCCGCAATCCGGTCGAGTGGTCGGAAAAGGTACTCATTCCGGCCCTGACCAAAAAGGGCATCGACGTCAATAACCCTCTGGCTGTCACAAAAGAGCTCAACACGCTCTTTCGGAATTCGGAGGCCAATCGGTTCGCGGCTGCGACCACGCAGGCGCTCCAGCTCGTTCGTTTGCACAATGATGCTGCGAACATCGATCGAACCGGCAACGCCGACGAGGTATATCGCCGCAATCTGACGGAGGACCCGACCGTCGGTTTGAAGGCCCTCACGGCATCGATAGACAATCTGATGACCGTCGTTTCGGCGCCGGCGATGGCCGCGGCCGCGAAGGGCCTGGCGGGGCTCGCGGGCGGCATCGAGACGGTTTCCAACGCTCTCACGGATCATCCTGCATTGGCGCTCGCAGGCGGCGCAGCGGCAGCGGGTGGCGCACTCGCCGGAGCGGGGGCGCTCGCCTATAATCTGGCGAACGGCTTCGGGCTGACGTCGTCAGCTGCGGCGCTGGACGAATCCGCTGTCGCCCTCACGGCGGCCGCGGCCCGACTTGGCGCGGCAGGTGCCGTCGACGGCGGCGCTGGGCTTCTTGGGGCAGCGGGGGCGCGGGGCCTTGCCGCGCGGTCCTTCGTGGGCATGCTCGGCGAAGCTCTCCCATGGGCGATCGCTGGCGGTGCAGCGATCGCTGGCGGCGTCTACTTGCTCCGCAGTATCGGCCCTGAAACGCGCTCGCGCGGCCGAGGTGCAATCGCGGTGAAGCATCGCTACAGCACCCAGGAACTTCCGCCGGGTCACTGGGCCTATGGGGGCGGCCGCGGCGCCGTGCGCCGCTACGTCGTCGACGATCACGCGCTGAACGATGACTTCACTCTCGGATCGATGGGAGGATTCCAGACGGCGCCGGGTACGGTGGTACCGACGCGGCGTTTCGGCCGGCCGGGCAGCCTCGGCGCGGCCGGCGGCGACGTACCAAGTGCACGCCAGGCGCCTCAGAGCCTCCGGGTCACCTTCGATCCTGCCGTCCTAAAGGTCGATGTGACAGCGTCATCCGAACTGCTTCGCGTGGCTCGCGAAGCGAAAGAAGTCACGCTCGCGCCGCGAGCTGACAGTCCAGGCGGCGTCGGTGAGACGCGCACGGATCAGCAATGATGAACGCCATGGATGACCCAAGCGACGAGTCAGTCGTCGTGGAGGCGGCCGTGCAGATCCCGCGTTCTGGCTCGGTGACGGGCAGAGCGATGCTCGAGGCTATCATCGACCCCGTTGTTGAAAAGCTGCCGACAGCTGCGCTCACGCGCGGCTTTCTGCTCGAGCTCGCATCGGCGCTCGCCTGCAAATCGCTAGACCACCTCGGCTTGGACGAAACGCGGGCGCTGTTCGGCAGCATTTGCGACGCCCTGGCGGTAGGGGCCGCTCAGAGTAGAATTTGCGGATGACGGCATGGGATCTATCAACGTCAAATTCAAATGGCAGGGCTACGATCATCTCGAAAAGGCCCTGCAGTCGCTCGGCGGGAAGGCGCCCTATGCGCTCGCGCGTGCGACGGATGAAGTGGGTAACAAGACCTTCACGCTAATGAAGCGTGCTGTGGCTGCGCAGACCGGCGCGCCCTATGGGCGCGTCTCCAGCGTGATGTCAAAGCAGCTGGCGATGGGTGCCGGGAAGGGAACCTTCATCATCATCGCCCGCGACGTCACGATGTCGCTCAAAGAGTTCAATCCGGTTCAAACGAAACGCGGAATCAAGGCTGGCGCCTGGGGCGTCAGGAAGCTCTACGCGCATACCTTCTTCGGCCCTGGCGGCCACGTCTACAAGAACACCCACAAGTGGAACAAGGAATCGAGACGGTACAACGCCATTCAAAAGGAGTGGGGCCCGAATATCCCGAAGGAAATGGTCAAGGATCAAGCTGAAGCGACGTTCTACGCCTACACGGCAGTTGCGCTGCCGGCGGCGATCGAGAAGTGGGTGTTCAGGCTTCTGGATTGAGCTCTCTCGCAAGGACAGCCTGCAGCTGGCCCCGATTTACATCAGCGTAAATCCTTCCCGACGGGTAGGGTTTCGGCGTCGGGGCGGTCCCACAAAACCGGGGCCGGGCTCGGCCCGGTGTTCGCCGCCATACGATCGTTCTAAAGGACGATCCCGCCATGCAGCAAGAGCGGCGTCGCGACGCGAGCCGGGGTACCGACCAGGCTCCTTCCCCAGTGTCATTCGCAACGCGGGTTCGAACGTAACCATCGCCGACCGACGGCGCAGCGCTTTGCCATCGGCGAGCCTCGTGACGTCGGTGACCAATCCCGAGCCATCGGCCTCTATCGCGCGGAAACGGCCCTGTCGCGGCGTTTCGTCGTCGAGACGCCGTGGAGCAAAGCGGGGGCAGCCATCGGGCGCCCTGATAGCTCGGCATCGCTTCTTGGAGCCCTTCTGTGGTCTCGCGACCATGGTCACGGGTCCTCCCCGAGGCCCCCCGGGCGGCTGCGGGCGCGCCGCCCCGGCATTTCACGCAATTTATCTTTTCCTAGGGGGGTTCCGTTTCCGAACGCGGCGTCGCCAAACGCGACCTGAAATCATTCATTTAGATCGCATCGACGATTCGGAACCCCCCTTCTAGCCATGCTTCGGCCGGCATTCGACCTGCCTCTCCGGAGAAAACGCCCCGCCGCGCGGGGCTCGACCCAAGGACATCATCATGGCCGCCACGCCGCTCCCCTACCTCGCCAGCCGTCTCTTCAACACCCCGCTCGCCGTGCACCCCGGCAAGGCCCGGGCGATCCTCGAGGCGATCGGGGGTCGCGTCGTCGACGCGCCGCTCACAGTCGATGGGCCGGCCTCGGTGCAGCACGTCGCCTTCGAAGCGGCGTCTCGCATGGGCCGTCTCGGCGACCCCCTTGGACGTCGCTTCGCCGGCGACAAGCAGGAGGCCTTCGACCGCATTGACGAGATCGCCATCATCCCGATCGAGGGCACGCTGATCCACAAGGGTAAGTGGGTGGGCACGTCCTCGGGCGAGACGAGCTACGAAGGCATCCAGACGAGGGTACGCCAGGCCGCCGCGGATCCGAGCGTCCGCGGCGTGGTTTTCGAGATCGATAGCTTCGGCGGCGAAGTCGCCGGCGCCTTCGACACGGCCGCCCTCATCCGAAAGCTGTCCGCGGAGAAGCCGACGATCGCGATCCTCACCGATTTCGCACTGTCGGCCGGCTATCTGCTCGCCTCGGCCGCCCGAGAGATCGTCATGCCCGAAACCGGGCGGGCTGGCTCTATCGGCGTCATCACCTTGCACGCCGACTACTCGGCCGCCCTCGCCAAGAGCGGCGTAAAGGTGACTGTCCTTTCAGCCGGGCAGTTCAAGGGCGACGGAAACCCGTATGAGCCGCTGCCGGCGGCCGTCGCCAGTCGCATTCGCGCCGACCTTGAGCAGGCACGGGTCCATTTTGCCAACGCCGTTGCGGAGGGCCGCGGAGACAGGCTGAGTGCAGCCGGCGCCCTCGGCACCGAAGCCGACGACTTCTCGGGCGCCGCAGCGGCGCAATTCGGCCTCGTCGATGCCATCGGCCATTCGAGCGAAGCGTTTGACGAGTTTCGAGCGTCCGTGAGGTCCGGAACGTCGCGGCGACCGCAGATAGCCGACACGGCGCCACGTGCCCAAGCCGCGGTCCCTGCGGTCACGGCTCCGCGCGACGAGTACGCGCATGGCGCGGAGCTCGCGCAGCAGCTCATGCGCAAGGCTGGAGTTTCGCCGGCGCCAGCTCTCTCACCGGAAGAGCTGAATCCGGCCTGGGCGGCAGAGGCGGCCGGGGGCGTCGCGCGTGAGGCGCTCGCCGTCGAACGGTTGGCGGTCCCGACCGAGGTCCGTTCGGGCTCCGATCCGGTTCGCCCGATCGATGCGCCGGGGAATGCCGCTTTCGCTGCGGCAATGGACGCCGGCGCGGCCGCGGTGCGAAGGCTCCTCGGCTCCGGTGCGCAAGAACGGAGCGCTCCAAAGGTGCAAGCGCCGCCAGAGCCCGGATTTCGGAGCCATGCGACAGATCTCGCGCCGGGAGACGCTCAAGCGCGCGAGCTGCTGGGCACTCCGAGCAGTTCGGACCTAACCGTGGAGGAGGTACGCCGCGCGTTGACGCTGCACGCCTCGGCAGTCCCTGCTGCTGAGCAGGCCGACTATGTGCGAGGAGGGCTCCTCGCGGCAGCTTTACTCCGCATGTCCGGAGAGCGCGCGGCTCCCCACGCGCGGCTGAGCGCCGTCGAAGCGGCACGCGCTCTCAAAATTTCTTCTTAGTCGTTTTGGATTCGGGCTTCGCGAGCCCGAATGGCACCGGAGCCGGCCCTAAATGGCCTTCCGGCTGCCCGTGCCGCTGGCCTACACACTCCTTTTGAGCCCCGTCCCGCTTCGGCGGGACGGGGCTTTTCCTTTTCCAGAAAACCAATCGCCCTTTGATTATGCGATCGAAACGCCTCTGGACAGTTAATAAACACAATGATATTGTTGTGTTCATGTTGCCAAACTTGGTGGACCTCGGACCTCCGGCGCCCTGGCCAGTTCTCCCCCCTGGCGTGCACGATTCGACGATGTCGGAGATCGAATCTCGCTTTGCGACGACCCCACATAGGCGGCTGCTGTTCGCCGGCTTCCTGCGGGCAGTGCAGTCGCTGACGAACGCCGGATGTAGGACGGTCTATCTCGACGGCAGCTTCGTCAGCGGAAAACCGCATCCAAGCGACTTTGACGGCTGCTGGGAAAGCGCCGGCGTTGATCCGATGCAACTCGACCCAGTGCTGCTCCGCTTCGAGAATAAGCGGGAACTGCAGAAGCTTCGATTCAAGGGGGAAATGTTTATCGCCGACGATCCGGGCGCCCCGGGCCTCTCCTTCCTTGAATTGTTCCAAATCGAAAAATTCTCGGGTTTCGCTAAGGGCATCATTCGCATCCGTTTCCCGCCATTAAAGGACCGGCTCTATGATCACAAATGAAAAGCAGTTTCGGTCTACTCGCTTGCTCATCGACCGTTTGGAGACGAGCCTTGCTGCGCTCGCAGGAAGTTCGAACGTCCACCCGATGTTTATTGAGGCGCAGCGATCGGCTCTCGCGAGCCAGATTGAAGAACTCAAGGAAGATGTGGCGCTCTACGACGCACTCCGTTCTGGTCAGATTCGTACATTTGCTGCAGACGGTCTGCATGATCTTCCTGATATCCTGATCCAGGCGCGCATCGCACGCGGGATGAGCCAGAAAGAGTTGGCCGATTTTCTTGGCCTGAAGGAACAGCAGATCCAGCGATACGAAGCGGACAGGTATCGATCGGCGAGCCTGGAACGCCTAAACGAGATTGCCGACGCGCTCGATGTGAGGATCAGCGAGCGCGCCGAGCTCCTTGGCGATGGGCATTTCGGGAATGTGGATCCAAGTGTCCAGGCCGCATTTCCAATTGCGGAAATGTTCAAGCGTGGATGGTTTGAAGACTTTCCTGGCTCGCTTGCTGAAGCACGAAAAGCGGCTGACGAGCTAATTCCTCAGTTTTTTCGTAACTCTTGTGTGCATTTGACACCGAGTGCACTTCATAGAAAGTCGGTGCGTGCCGGGGTCCGGGTGCATGAGCCAGCCCTTGCCGCTTGGGAGGCGCGTGTAATAACACTTGCAGACCGTCGAGCTCCCCCGAAACTGTTCAATAGCGCCCGCGCAAGCGCAGAGTGGATCAACGCGCTTGTTCGTCTGAGCGCGCATCCCGACGGGCCGAAGCGGGTCGAAGATCATCTGCGTGCTGTTGGCATTGTACTCGTGATCGAACCGCATCTCCCGGGCACACTGCTCGACGGTGCGGCCTTGCGCAGTGCGCTTAACACCGTGATCGTTGGTATGACCTTACGACATGATCGGTTGGACAATTTCTGGTTTACGCTATTGCACGAAATCGCGCATCTTGTCCTGCATATCGACCGTAATCTTACGGCGATTTTCGATGATACAGAGAGCCCTGCCGGGTCGGATATCGAGAATGAAGCCGATCGGTTCGCCCAGGAAGCGCTGCTGCCGTCAGATATCTGGCACACCTGCATGTCGAGGTTTACGCGGACTGAAAAGGCGCTTCTCTCCGATGCAAAGCGTCTCAATATCAGTCCGGCGATAATTGCCGGGCGAATTCGCCGCGAGGCGAATGACTATACCTTGCTGCGTAGCCTCGTCGGGTCGGGCGAGCCGCGTCGACAGTTGATCGATTGAGTCCGCAGATGGCTATCGCAGCGACCGATTACGTGCCCGTTCTTAAGTGGCGGCAGGGGGAATATCAGGCCCTCTGGCGACTCAGTGAAGAACTGAAGTCACAGGTCGTACCTTTAATTGAGGTGACGCCGCCTGATTTCGATTTCGAACAATGGAAACCCAAGAAAACGGTCAGCGAGCATCTCGAGAAATTTGCGGAGCGGTTTAATCAGAAGTGGGGTGGCCGCCCTGCGCTCATTGACTTCCGGCTCCTTGACCCGGCTGCGCGAATGGCAGGTGATGCACATCCGCTCTCATGGATTTTAGAGCAGGTTCGAGAGTACGGTGCTAGCCTAATTCCGGTCACCGGGTTCGAGAGAGATTCCGCGTATCAGAGTGCCGTTCGCTCCGCTAGTAATCTCGACGGCCATGGTGCCGCACTGCGATGCAGCTTGGAGGATTCGGCAGATTCTCAATTCATTCAAAACGTTGAAGCGTTGGCCGATACGCTCGGACTAGACGTCAGGGACGTCGACATTGTGGTCGACCTTAAATCACCAAATTTTGAGCCGCTTGACGGCCTAGCCAAGCTACTGTCGAACGTGCTTTCGGCGTCCCCTGCGTTTCACGCGGCCCGAAGCCTGACCGTTATAGCGACGGCATTCCCCCCGTCGATGTCAATGGTGACTGGGCCCGCTCAATTGATTAGTCGCCGAGAATGGTTGCTCTACAAAGCGCTTATGACGCAGTTGAATCCGGGCCTTCGTCGCCCTTCGTTCGGTGACTATGCAATCGCTTCCCCAGAGCTTCCTAAGGGAGACATGCGACTACTGAAGCCGGCGGCGACGGTCCGGTACGCTGTCGACGACGGGTGGATCATTGCGAAAGGCTCGAATGTCCGCGATAACGGCTATGAACAATATCGCGCTTGTTGCAAAACGGTAACTGAATCACCGCTTTATCTTGGCGCCGGGTTCTCAGAAGGAAGCGAGTATATCGAGAATTGCCGCGCCGGCGTGGTGACGACGGGCAATCTCAGCACGTGGCGCTGGGTTGGAACGAACCATCATATGACAAAGGTCGTGCACGATCTCGCCAGTTTTCACGCGCTTTGAGCGTATCGCGCACCGTGCGGCGCAATTCGGTGAGAGACAGCATAGCAACCAACTCTTTATACAGAGTCACGCGTGGCGCCCGCAGAAGGGCTTCCTCAGCGCCGATTTGGCGAAGCAACCCGGCAACCTCAGCACGCCAAAGCAGCCGAGCGATGGTCATCGGATCAAGACCGCGGTTCACTTTTTCGGCCCGCAGCCTACGGAAAGTGATTGAGCCCTTGTTAGTCCTTCCGACCTCGATGATGCCCCACCAATCGGGTAGCTGCTTAGTAGCGGCGTCTATGTGTCGGCCAGCGGCAACGAGCGTCGCGAGATCCAAGACACGTCCATAAGCAGAAACCTGCCGTGATAATCTGGATAGTGTGTCCGCTTCAGCCTTGATCTCGATGCCTCGGATATGGCCATTAATGACTGCAATGTCGATCCGCGAGGCACCGTGGCAAACGCCGAGCTCTTCGATGATCCGCGTTTCCGGGCACGCCTGGGCGTGTGTGAGATGCCTGGCCTTAAAGGCCTGACGAATTGCTACGTCGCGAAGCTGGGACATACGTCGCTCATAGCGGCTGAACGCCATCGGGGAAAGTGGTCGAGAAGGCGCTGCGTCCTATCGATTCCGGTCGGCCGAATTGATCGATTTTCCGATGCTCATACAGGCAATAGCGGCGACTCCCTATTTCTTGATCTTCGCTCATTTTCTGCTCTTACTCAGTCGCACGCCCGGGCCGCCGCCGTTTTGCGAGATAAACTCGACTCCGGCCGCCTCGAGTGCTGCGCGTAGTGCGTCGACTGTGCGCGGCTTCAGGGTGTCTCCGCGCTCAAGTCGCGCCACCGTATCCGGTGAAACCTTCGCTCGCTCCGCGAGTTCGCGCACGCCCAGTCCAAGCGCGACCCTTGCCATCTTGCACTGAACTGGATGCAATCATAACCCCGTTACGATTTCGGTTGACAATGACGACACTCGTCGTATCGTATCTGTGTTACGAAATCGTTTCAAGGGATGTTCGATGCCGCACGTCACACAACCGGCAGCCGCTGTCGGCTTGCCTTACGACAGCGCCGCCGCTCGTGAATTGCTGATCTTCCTCCGTCGCGGCGGTCTCAACTTTTCCCTTCACGTCTCGCGCAACCGTGGTCGCTGGCTCGTGGCCTATCGCGATAAAGAGACCGGGGCGCCTCCGCGGCAGGGTGAAGCTAACAGCTTCGCCGCGGCATGGCCGATGAATGATTCTGTCATGCTCGAGGGGAAGCCGTTGGAGGACCCTTGTGCAGAAGAGCAGGAGCTGCTCGCCGCCATCGAGGCGGCCGAGGACAGGTTCTACCTTCACGTGGCGTGCTATCGGGATGCATGGCGGGTCGTCCTGCGCAAGAGCGATTGGGACGAGAGTGCCGACGGGCATGGGGCGACCTTCGCGGGCGCCTGGTCCGCATGCCAGGCCGCGCCACGGCACGATCGGGCGATTTACAAATGCATCGAGGCGACGCAGCGCATCTATTACCTCTCGAAACTGGTCGGCGAATTCGTCGATCTGACGCCGACGCCAACGGACGTCACCTGGCCGGCGATCGGCACGGCCTTGAAGATCATCGGCGAGCTCGCTGGAAACGCGGAGGATAGCGTCTACGCTGCGGTCGAGCAGGCCGGCGATACGTGACACCTGCTCGACTGTCGTCGCCTTCAGTCCTCGCGAGACGCGGCCTCAGGGCCTGGGCCCATGGTCGAGACGTACCTCCAGTCGGATGCAGACTGCAGCGCCAATGGTGCGCAGGGCGGTCTTAGTCGCATCTCGAGTCGGCCGCTGCGCCGACGCCCTTACTTTCTCTCTTCATTTCGGAGACGTGGAATGGATCACGACCTCTCTTCGCAGGCCTGCGCCCCTGACGAAACCACTTCCGACCCAATCATCTCGTGCATCGCGCTTCACCTCCGCGCGCACGGCGGCCTCAATCGCGCCGTCGCGGCCGACAAAAACGAAACGATCGTGCGCGCTTGGTGCTTTGCCGAGGTTCGCGCGCGAGAAAAGCTCTACCGCGTTGCCCCGACCACTGTCAGTGGTGCCCGACACCTAATCGCGCACATCCTGGAAACGGCTGACTTTGAAGATATCTACGATACCGAATGGAGGTCGCTGCTCACCAATCTGGGTTCCGCATTACGCCTTATCGCTTAACTCTGTTTCGACCGCGGCAACTCTTCGCCCGAGGTTGCTGAGGTTAATGCATGAAAGCCTTCTCATGCTGCCCTTGGACCACGACATCATCTTAGGCAGTTCGCGCGCGGGCCAAAGCATAAAGCTGTACTCCGCAGTTTTGGTGCCGGCAAAGCTTTCCCACGCCATCGTCATCAATGACGGCCAGAAGCAGATAAGTACGTCCCTCTCAGGCTCGAAATGACCATCGAAGCCGGCGTGCACCGCCTCGCGAAAAGGCTCCTCAACGTCCTCGAGAATAGCGGCGACGATAGTCACTGCCTTCGCCGGCTCAATGCCGAGCTCTGCGAGCTCGAAGCAAAAGATCCATCTCATGTAGTCCCTAAATCGATAGCTAATTCGATTACCTCGGCCCGGATTATTGCCGGGCTGAACGCTGAGCTTCTGCAGGTTTCGAATGCGTGCCCGAAGCTTGCTCGCGTCGTCCGGACGCGATGCCTCATACAAGCGGATCAGCCGCCTCTCCACTTCCGAAAAGCTTAGCGCGTCGAAAATAATAAGCTTTCTCAATGTTTTACGATCGTTCATGCACAGGCTGTGAATTGGTAGGAAACTTACCGTTTCCGCTGGCTTATCCTAATACGGTTTATTACGCTGTGATCGAGTTATGGAAAAGGACCCTGCGGTGACCTCTATCGAAGCTGGCATCTCGGACGACATGCTTCTCGGCACCGAGGCGATCGCCAAATGGCTCCTCGGCGATGGGGCGGAAGCTCGCAAAATTTACGGCATGGCCGAGGCCGGCAGACTTCCCTGCTTCAAGATCGGTAAGCGAATATGTGCTCGCAAATCGGTTCTCCTAAGGTGGATCGAACAGCAGGAGCGCGGTCCCGTAGCTCTCCGCAGGTTTAAGAGGGGAACGTCGGTCCTATGAACACCCTCGTTGAGGTCCACGTCGCGCCTCTTCCGAGGCTCTGCACAAAGCGTGAAGCGGCTAGATATCTGCGCCTGAGCATCCAACAATTCGAACGTCAAGTGCGGGTAGTGCCTTTGCGGATGGACAATGGCGACGTTCTATATGATCGAGAGGACCTGCACCGCTGGATTGAGGACAAGAAGGGCGGAGCGGTCAGTGATGATGATATCATCGGAAGTCTCCGATGACGGTTATACGCGTCAAGGGATTCCAAATCTTCAAAGATCGGCACGGGAAGCAACGATGCTACCATCGCAAAACAAAGATCGCTGTCGACTTGGTGCGAGCGCCCCTGGGATCACCCGAGTTCTTTGCCGAGTGCGCGCGCATCGTGGCGCTGAACGTTCCCGTAGACCCTAGGCCCGGCACATTTGGGCTGCTCGTGAACGAGTACCGCGCGAATGCCGCATTCCAGGACTTGGCGCCTCAGACACGAACCGATTACCAAAAGGTCTTCGACTTCCTTCAGCCGATCGCAGGGGTCGCGCTCGTGAGGTTCGACCGCGCGACGGTCGTGCGCATACGTGATCAGGCTTACGGTAAACGCAATCGGCGCTTCGCGAACTACGTGAAGGCCGTGCTTTCGGTTGTTTTTGGCTGGGGTGCGGAGCGCGGCCTCCTTCTTTCAAACCCGGCGAGCGGGATTAAAGACATCCGCCGCAAGAAGGGGGCGCCCGAAGCAAATCGCCCTTGGTCTGACGAAGAGCGGCACGCTGTTTTTGACGCCATGCCGGCGCACATGCGTCCGGCGCTAGCGCTGATGATGTTCACAGGCCTGGGCCCGAAAGACGCGCTGTCCCTTCCGCGTACATTCTACAAATCCGGCGAAATCGCTACGCGGCGTAGCAAGACCGGCGAGCCGGTGTTTTGGCCGGCGCCCGGTGAGCTAATGGATGCATTAGATGCTGGCCCCGAGCATGGTGCGATTACGCTCTGTGCGAACTTGACCGGCCGCCCTTGGACCCTAGGGGGCTATCGAGCCTCTTGGCGCAAGGTCAGAATGCTTCTGGAGCAACGGGGCGCCGTGGGGAAAGGCCTCACGCTATACGGTCTGCGCCATACCGTTGCGGTCATTCTGCGCGAAGCTGGCCACGATGAACGCACGATCGCCGATGCGCTCGGGCAGAAGACAATCGAGATGGCGCGCCATTACGCGAAGCGTGCTGACCTGGTGCCAAAGATGCGCGGCGTCGTGAAGAGCTTCGATACCGAACTGAACAAGCGTCGAACGAAAGCTGTCAAACCCTGACAGGAAAGTGTCAAACCGGTTCACCGGCCATTTCGCAGGAGAGGGAAACGATGAAGTCTTTCGGTCAGTTAGGTGGTAGCGGAGGAGGGACTCGAACCCCCGACACAAGGATTATGATTCCTCTGCTCTAGCCGGCTGAGCTACTCCGCCCCGTGGCGCATGGTCCGGAAAAGCTTGAGGACTTTTCCGACCCGACCATGCTCCGGACCTTTGGCCTTTTGCGCTTTCGACCGGGTGCGTGCGCGAACCCGGCCGAACCGCCCACGCAAGGCGCAAACCCCTGAAACGCCCGCGATATAGTCTCCGGTCCCCTTGGCTGTCAACTTGCCGCCATCCCCTTGCGGCGCCTGCCGATTCGCGGTCGGACGGGCAAATCGTTTGAGCTTCAAGTAATTTTCCGCTACCGGGTGTGTGGCGACGGATAGGTGGCGCGGATGGATGCGAAGAGGGCGCTCGTGACCGGCGGCAATCGCGGGATCGGGCGCGCGATCGCCACGGCGCTCTCCGGCGCCGGGCATGAGGTGACGATCATCGGCCGGGACATCGCGAGTTTGGAGGCGACGGTCGCCGCCGGCCAGGCCGTCCGGTGCAAGACGCTCGACGTGCGCGACGGCGAGGCGCTGCGCGTCTTCGCCGCG